AGTAATTATGCAAACTTTAACCCAAAAAACAATTTTTTTAAATACAGAAGTTGCAATATCTTATAAAACTTCAAAACAAAACATAAATAGCACTAAAAACTATCACGCCGATGAACTCATAGAAAATATACACTATTTCTACGATTATGAGCAAACAAAAGGCGGAAGGCAAAGAGTAATCAAATGGACTTTAGAAGGTGTTTATATGCTAGGCTTTTTTATAAAAAGTCCTAAGGCTAAAGAATACCGCAAAAAAGTAGCTAAGCTTTTAAGAGAGCAAACACAAGCTAGATTTAAAACACTAAGCGATGAAAATCTAAGACTAAATTCTTTAAATCATCATCAAAAGATAGGTTACAAATCACAATTAGCACAGCAAAAGGAAAAATATGAAAACAAAATCAAAGCCCTTAAATACGACTTAGAAAATAAAAAGGAGTTAAGTTTTAAAAGAAAACTTAGCAAGGAAGAATTACTAGAGCTTAGAAAAATACTAGCCCGTGATTATGGAATGATTTGCATAAAAGAATGGGAAATGAGTTTAGTTGCCGAAAAAATAGGTAAAGATACTGTTTTTGAAGCTGTTTTAAATAAATTAGAAAAAGAGCTTAAGTATTGGCAAAATTATGAAGAATACGAAGAAAAATGGAGAAAAATATTAAGGAGATGAAAAATGAGTAATGAAGTTGTATTAAAAGAAGAAAATAAATTAGAAATAAATTTTAATCCTTATGAGTTAGCCTTGGTAAAAGGTGATTTATCAAAACTGAGCGACGTAGAACGAGCGAGTTATGTTAAAAATCTTTGTGAAAGTTTAGGCTTAAACATGCTTACAAAGCCTTTTGAATACATAGTTTTAAATGGCAAACTTACTTTATATGCAAATAAATCAGCAACAGATCAGCTAAGACAAATAAGAAAAGTAAGTATTATAAAAACAGAAGTGGCACAAGTTGGCGATATTTATATGGTTACAGCCTACGCAGCAACACCAGATGGAAGAACGGATTGCGATACAGGTGCTTTAAATATTAAAAATTTAGGTGGCGATAATTTAGCAAACGCAATAATGAAAGCTATCACAAAAGCAAAAAGGCGTGTAACCTTAAGTATTTGCGGACTTGGAATGCTTGATGAGAGTGAATTAGAAACAATAAAGGAAAAGCGATTTTTAAATCCAAATGAAGATTTAAAAGTTTGGGGTAGCGATGAAAAAGCTATAGAAAATAAAGCAAAAGAGATAAAAGCTTTAGGTGCTGAACTTAGAAAATTTATGAGTGATAATGGTTTAAACACTGGGGAGCAAAACAATTTTATAAAAAAACATTCTTTATTTACAAGTGAAAAAATACGAGAAGTTCTAAGTAATAAAGATGAATTTTTAACACAATTAAAAGGAGAATTATAATGTTACCAGCATTTAAGGCAAGTTTTGAAGTGGCAAATTATTCGCCAAGCTTAGAGTATTTAAGTGAAGGTGGGCTTTATAGCGGAGTTTTCCGCAAAGCCTTTTTATATGAAAAGATAGCAAGCGATGGAAGCAATAATACTTTTATTTGTTTTGAATTTTTAACTTCAAAAGAGCAAAAACTAGCTATTTTTAATCTTTTTGTAGCTAAAAATAACGATTTTAGCTATATGGGTAAAAATGGAGAAAAAGAAAATTATTTAGGATTTAGACAATTAAATGCTATTATGAAATTCTTTGGAATTGATGAACTTGATTTTAGCGAAAAGGGAAATGAGAATGTTTTTGGGGTGCAGACTGAAGTTATTTATCTAAATTCTTTAGTTAATAAACTTTTAGTTTTAGGTTTTGGAACAGAAGAATATTTAAGTAAAAATGGAGAACTTGCTAACAAAATCTTTCTTGATAGAATTTTTAATGAAAAAATGCAAAGCATGGATGAGTTTCAAAATAATAAAGAACCTTTATCTATAAAATCTTTTAAAGCAAGGCATAAATCTTTAAACAACGACAATAATAAATCATTTATTCCAAATCAAAATCAAAGCTATAATCCTTATGGTAATGAAGTCAAAAATTCAAGCAATGATAAATATATAGAAATAGGAGAGAATGATGAAAGTTTGCCGTTCTAATTATCTTGAAATTGTAAAAATCGTTCCATTTAGCGAGAGGAGAAGTTGCTTTTGTCATTTTTTAAGAAGCAATGGGATTGCAATTGAAAAAATAAATTATAAAAATCACATAAGTAAAAAAGAACTCAGAAAGGCTTACAAAATTTACAAAAGTAAGCCAAGCGGAAGAAATTACTTTCATGAAAAAAAGCTTATTGTTAAAGCTTTTGAAGATGTTGAAAAATTTTTAAGGGGTAAAAATGAAACTAAAAGACTTTGATTTTAGAATTTGGGATAATACTGAAAAGAGATATCTTAATGAAATAGAACTTCATAAATATGACAAATCTCCTGTAGAAGCAGGAACCACATTTACTGAAACTGACAGAATTAATGAAGTAGAGTTTGTAAAGAATAAGAATGATTTAGAGATAGAGTTATTTACAGGCTACTATGATTACAAAGGTAATAAAATCTATATAGGAGATATTATAGAATGCTTAGTATTTACTAATGAAAAAAATTCAGAAATATTTTATGAAATTATTTGTTTTGATATGGAGTTGGGATTGTGTTCTAAATTATCTAATGGAGATGGTGGGTACTTATTTGACCTTCGTAGACATAAAAATAATAAAACAATTGAAGATGTATATGTCGTAGGCAATATACACGAAAATAAAGAATTATTGAAAGGATGAAGATGAAAATAATTAAATATGGAAATGATGAAGGAATTGTGTTCAACAATGGCAACTCATTGTGGGATACTTATAGTCAAAGTTGTTGTGAATACAATTACGCAGAGTGGGATCAATTAGAACCATCAGCGTTAAATTATGACTTTGATGAAGAAAGTTTTCAACTGATGCCAAATGATTATGGTTTCAGATTTGGAGATAAAAACAGAACATTCTTTATTCCTTGTTACTCGGAACAAAATGGAGAGTATAGTTATAGGATAACAATAATATATGAAGACAAATCTGGGAAAACTTTAAAAGAAATAAACACTGAATGCGAGAGAGCTGAGGAGTAAAAATGAAACCAAAATTATATAACGACCATTTTCAAAATTTTAAAAGATATAATATACCAAAAGCACAGCTTGTAATAGCTGATATTCCTTATAATCTAGGCAACAATGCTTATGCTTCAAGTCCTCAATGGTATATAAATGGGGATAATAAAAATGGAGAAAGCAAAAAAGCAAACAAGGCATTTTTTGATACAGATAATGATTTTAGAGTTAGCGAATTTATGCACTTTTGTTCAAAAATACTTATAAAAGAACCTAAACAATCCGGTAAAAGTCCTTGCATGATTGTTTTTTGCTCTTTTGAGCAACAAGCAATGTTAATTGAAGTAGCTAAAAAATATGGCTTTAATCATTATATAAATTTGGTTTTTAGAAAACAAAGCTCATCTCAAGTTTTAAAAGCAAATATGAGAATAGTTGGAAATTGTGAATATGCTTTAATCTTATATCGTGAAAAACTTCCAAAATTTAATAATGATGGCAAGATGATTTATAGCTGCATGGATTGGCAAAAAGATGAAGGTATTCCTAAAATACATCCCACACAAAAGCCTGTTAAATTGCTAGAAAGATTAATCACTATTTTTACAGATGCAGGTGATGTTGTTATAGATCCATGCGCTGGAAGCGGAAGCACTCTTTTAGCAGCTACAAATTTAAACCGCAAAGCTTATGGCTTTGAGATTAAAAAAGACTTTTTTAAAAGTGCTAATGAAATTATGTTTAAACACATAGAAACTAGTCTATTTGAAATTTTGATAAAATAAAGGAGAATTAATGGAAAACTTCAAAGCTTTTAAGCTTATTTCAAAACGTATTATAAAAACACTTTTAAATGATTTTCCAAATCAAAGCATACTTTTTTCAGATGATTTTAACAAAGATTGTAAAGAATATAAAATAGACTTTAGCTCTTGTATTCATTTTCTAAAAGAATGCAAAGTTTTAAAATACGATAAAGAAAATAATGGCGATTTTTCAGGAGTTTTAATCAGTCCTAAAGCTTATTTATACTTTTCTAAAAATGATTTAAATGATATTGATGATTTAATCGAATTTTGTATGAGATAAAGGATTAAAATGCAAGAAGAAACAATTACTTACGCAAGAGGTCGTTTAACTGAGCTTAAAGATAAAAAAGATGAGCTTCAAAGACTTATCAAAGATAGTAAAAATCTAGCAATTAAAAATATACAAAATGATGATTTAAAAGGTGCTAGACTTTATATTGATAAACTAGAGCTTTATTTTGATGAACTTTTAAAGACAAATACGGATTTAAATTTGCTTTGCAATAAATGGGGATTTAAATGAGTGAAAATATTGAGCTTTTTGAAAGCTATACGGCAAAAACTTTGGGAGAACTTTATAGTACCTTTCCTATTCCAAGCGATTTTAACTTTTTTGATTTTATCCCAAAACTAGAATATGAAGAGTTTTTAACACATCAATTAAACGCTTATCATACGATAAATTACCTAAAAAATAATCATTTTTTGGATTTTGAGAGTATGGATTTAGAAAGCGGAAAAGTTAAAAAAGCTATTTTAAAACCGAAAGCCTTAGAGCTTTTAAAACAAGATGGCTTAGGAGTGCAACTTAGAAAAGCTTTAAGTACAGGAAGAGATGAGCTTATAAGAAGTATTGTAAATAGGGCTTTAGAAATGAGCCTTAAATTTATGTTTTAAATAAAGGAGTAGCATGGCAGAAGAGAAAGAAAACATTGTTAAAGAAGTTTGTAAAGAGTTAAATATCACGCAAAAGGAGTTAAGCGAGATTTTGGGGGTGCCACAAACGACTATATCAGGTTGGGCTACTACAAAAATTCCAAAAATGGCAGAACTTGCTTTAAATCTTTTGATTGAAAATAAGACTTTAAAGGAAAAATTAGAGATTTTTAAAAAAGCCCATAAAATAGCAAGTGAGTTATAAGGTATAGACATTAGGGTTGTTTAAGATTTTTGTGTTAGAATTTGACTATGTTAGAGT